TCCTGAATTCTTAAAAGATTATAAAGTTTATAGTTTGGATATTTCAGCTATGCTAGCTGGAAGTAAATATCGCGGTGATTTCGAAGAACGCTTTAAGCATGTTATAAAAGCTCTACAAAAGAAAGGTAAAACTGTATTGTTTATCGATGAGGCCCACATGATAAGCGGTGCAGGATCTGCTGGTAATAGTGCAAATGATCTTGCTAATATGATGAAACCTGCATTGAGTAAAGGCAATATAAAAGTTATTGCCAGCACTACTTGGGAAGAGTATCGTAAACACTTTGAAAAGGATCGTGCGCTAATGCGCCGCTTCCAACGCATTACCGTAGATGAACCAACCATCGAAGTAACAAAACAAATCTTAAAAGGTATTAAGAAATACTACGAACAATTTCATAAAGTAAAGATAAAAGATGATGCTATAGATACAGCAATTAAATTGTCTGTAAAATATCAAACAGATAAAAAATTGCCAGATAAGGCTATTGACTTAATTGATGTAGCTTGTAGTCGTTTTAATTTAAAAATTGCTGATGATCGAATAATCGGAGAAAAAGAGATTCAATACGAACTTGCTAAGATGATTCAAATGCCAGAAGAGAAAATTATGGAAACTGAATCTAATAATCTTGCTACATTACAAAATAATTTATTAACAGAAGTATACGGCCAAGATTTTGCTCTTACTGAAATTGTTGATAAAATTATGGTAGCTCAAGCAGGGCTGAAGTCTGAAAATAAACCTGTAGGATCATTTGTGTTTATGGGTCCAACTGGTACAGGTAAAACAGAAACGGCCAAATCATTAGCTAAACATTTAGGTGTAAAGTTGTTGCGGTTTGATATGAGTGAGTATCAAGAAAAACACAGCATTAGCAAGTTAATCGGATCTCCGCCTGGATATGTTGGGTTTGAAGAAAACGCTGGTCAGTTAATCACTAGCATTCAAGAGTCACCTAATGCTGTATTATTATTAGATGAAATTGAAAAAGCACATCCGGATGTCATGACAGTATTGCTACAAGTTATGGACAATGGATTTATTACCGGAAGCAATGGTAAGAGTGCCGATTGCCGTAATTTAATACTGATCCTTACTACTAATGCGGGTGCGCAATCAGCGGACAAAAATGCCATTGGATTCGGAGCACAAGAAAAAGAATATAGCGATACAGATTTGAAGAAATTCTTAACTCCAGAATTCCGTAATCGTTTAGATGGCATTATTACATTTAAGAAACTTGCTAAAGAAACTATGGTTAAGATTGTGCACAAGTTTATCGATGATCTACGCAGTCAAGTAAAGGATAAAGGTATTAAGATTAAAATTGATAAGGAAAGTATTAATTGGTTAATTACCAACGGCTTTGATCAAAAAATGGGTGCTAGGCCATTACAACGTGTAATTGACAAAGAAATCAAACGACCCATGGCAAAAATAATGCTATTTGGAGAATTAAAACATGGAGGCTTATTGTCCATTACAGTTAACGAGGATAAATTATTATTAGTTGCTACTCCTAAAGAATCTAAAGTACAACTATTAACTGTAGATTCAGCTCCTTCTTTAGTTGACATAAATGCTGCATAAAAAAATTACCACCAGTTTATTTAAAGGAAAATATCAGTACAAAATAGTACTGGTATGTTCTACCGCCAGTGCATTTCGTTCAGAAAATGTCGAAGAGTCATTGAAAAGATTAGCTAAAATAAAAGGAAAAATACACGAATTAGATTATGCGAAAAAAATAGCTAATCTATTATCAAATCAAACTGATTTAGAAATACGAGTCGAATCTGCTTGGTTAAGTGTATACACTAACAATCATCAGCTTATATCCAAACTGGCAAATCTAAATATAGATAATGTAAAATATATCTGCGAACCACTCAGTGGTGAAAATTTAACAGCAGGGACTGTGCTTATGCCTAAAATGAATTACGATTATCGTGTAACATTAGGCAAAACTACCCAACCTAATTTGAGTTTTCTTGAATGGGCTGAAAAAAGTTCTAAATGTAAATTGACTAAAAGTTGTCGTAGAGATTTAACTAAACAGCGTACATGGGGTGGTACCCATTTTTATATAACAGGTGAAAACAACTTATTACTTGCTAAAATGCACTTAGGCGCAAGTATCAGCAAAGTTGAGCGTATAATTAAAGCCTGACTATTGATTCTAAAAGCGATAAATACTCTAAATCCATAGCGTTCTATTGGGTATGTAAAACCGAGGCAGATATGCGTATACAAGAGTTATTAGAAAACGCTCATTTTAAAGAGTTAGATTTTGTTAAAAAACAAGGCGATAAGCGCGAGCTAGACTATGATTTAGTAGAAGATCTTTTACATTTCATGCACAATGACGATAGTGTATACCGTCGCCATGTGTTCCCTGTATTAATGAAATGCATAGATAATATTAAAGATAAAAAAACTACTAACCCTAACATGTTTGCAGAAACCATGAAAGAGTGTTACAAACTATATAAGAAAAAATTTCCTATACGCGAATTACCTGATATGTTAGAAGAAAAAGTGTGCAAAGATGCCTGTGAAAAATTGCACGATGAAACAAGAGAACATATTCAGTCCGGAAAATACAAGGACTAATTATGTTACTACGCGAACTTTTTACTAGTGTAAGAAAGCCTATTCTCAAAGAAAGTAATAATATATGGCCAGATACCCAGCCTTTTGATCAAGCGATTGCTGATCAATTAGCAGATGCTACTAATCGTTATCTACATACAATAAGTCCAGATGTCACGGTATACAGATACGGAAGCGGTGCTACACCTACTCCGGGGAAATTAAGTGGGGATCTCGATGTTATGGTAGATTTGGGGCATTTAAATAATATATTCGGTACTAAAGAAGGCAAAACAGCAAGAATCGCATTAGAAAAAAGTCTACAATTACAAGGACTTGAAACCAAAAAGACTGGAACACAAGTGCATATTAAGTTGCCATATAAAGGCAAGTTTCATCAAGTAGATATCAAAGTTGTTGCCAATGCCGAACATGTACACAAACTTCACATTCATAATATTCCTCCAGGTAGTCCTTACAAAGGAGTACATAAACAAGTTTTATTAAGTACGCTAGCTTCTCATAAAGGTATGTTATACTCACCAGACGAAGGGTTATACGCTAGAGATGCTGCTGGAAAAAAGAGTCAATTTATTAGTCATAACTTAGATGTTATAGCCAAAAAATTATTTGGGCCTACCGCTACTGCCGATACTATGGGTAGTGTTGAAAGTATATTGAATAATATTCCAGACGAAGCATTGCGCAATCAATTGCTACAAAAAGCTAGCGAAGGTGCAAGTTGGCAAGCTGTTACACCACAACCGATTAACGAAGCTGCGGCACCTGCTGTTGGACGCAAGTACCAACACATAGAAGACTTAGTGTTTACAAATGGTAGCACCGGAGGATTACATGCTGTTGAACGACTACGCCATATGACCAGTAAGGGTGGAACTATAGAATTAAAGTGGGACGGAAGTCCTGTAGTCTATTGGGGTCGTGATGAAGAAGGCAAGTTTCGCATGTTTCCCAAAAACGCTTGGGATTATATGAAGCGTGGTACTACTCATACCAAGAGTGGAGTTACTACCATGATGAATGATCCAGATGATGTTGCTATGTTTATTCTAGGAACAGGAACAACACAACCTGGACAAGAAGATCAACGTCGTGCATTTGCTCAAGGGCTTGCGGATCTTTGGCCGTACTTTGAAAAAATCAGTCCAAAGAAAGGCTATATCGAAGGCGGTATATTATTCAGTCCATTACAACCGGCACAACTAAATCAGTCAACTAACGAATACGATTTCCAACCTAATATAACAGCTTTTCATATTCCAGCAGGAAGTGAATTAGGCAAACGTATTGCCAAGGCAAAAGTTATGGTTGCTGCAACTGGCTATTATACACACATTGGTGCAGATGAAACACGTTATCCCAATGCTGAAAAATTGTCTACTGCAGATGTCATTGTACAAGGTACAACATATGTTGAAAATGCTCCGCAAGTAGATTCAACTGGATTGGATCACACTGAAGATTATATTAAGAGTAATAAGGCAGCAATTGACAGTTTTATTGCTGGACAACCTGGTCTAAGTAAACCAGGAGATGTGCTTTATAGTTTCTTTAATCAAAACTTACGTGTGCAAGGTGTTAAACAAAAGTTTGCACAATGGGCACAATCTAAACTAAGCAACACTCAAGCACAGAAGATACTAAGTCATCCAGGGTTGGACGCTGTACTAACAGCCGTAGAATTACTAACACATGAAAAAATGAAAGTAATTAATTCATTAAGTTCAGGCACACACGGCGGAATTCGTCAAACAAAGCCAGAAGGATATGTACAAGCGCATCCTGGTGGCAAATTTAAAAACGACTTGCCTGGACAGTTTGTCAAAACTATTGACCAGGCTAACTGGGCACCAAGGAAAGACTAATGTTTTTACGTGAATTTTTAAATCGTACTGGTGAAGGCAAAGCGGCTGTAGTTGGCTGGGGACGTGGCATGGGTCACAAAGGACACATGTATTTGGCTAGTAGTGTAATTACACAAGCCAAAGATCACGGAGCAGATCCGTATTTTGTGGTTAGTCGCACAGTCGGTAAAGATGATCCAATCACACCTGATGAAAAATTAGGAATCTACAAAAAAGTATTTCCTAAACATGGACATATTTTTCATACAGCTACAGATGAAATGCCAGATTTAACTCGTGTATTAACTCAATTGAGCAAACATGGATATACCGATGTCACTGTTGTTGTAGGTGCTGACCAAGTCGGTGCATTAAGTTATGTTAAGAACTATAACGGCAAACCTGATAAATCTGGAAATATTCCATTTGATTTTAACACATTAAATGTTATTGCTCGTCAAGAAACAAATGATCCTAGTGCCGGTGAAGAAGGACCACGTGCTACGCCTATGCGAGCAATATTGCAAGATCCTAATGCAACTGAAGAAGAAAAATTTGCAGCATGGCGTGATGCAATGAGTCCCGAACTAAGCGATGACGAAGTTCGTGAGCTAATGAATAAAGCACAACAACGCATGGCAGATCCTGCATTCGGTAAAGCACCTAAGAAGCCTAAGAAAGAAAAAGTAGCAGATGAAAGTCTAATGGGATTTTTAGGCAAAGTTGAAAAACCTGCCAAGAAGAAACCTGTAGCCAGTGCAGAAGAGATGCGTAAATGGTTTGAAAAAGAAAAAGGTGCAGAACCTGAAAAAGTAGAAAGAGACAGCGAAGGTAAAAAGATTAAACAAGTGTTTACTAGGTCGGATGAGAATTCGATTAAATATGCTAACAGGATGATAAGAGAAATGAGAGCACAAGAATTCATAAGACGACAATTGAATGAAAAGGCAACTATAACTGCTGCTACACCAGATGCTCCTTATGCCGGACAAGGCGACAGTGATGATTTAGCAGACGAACACTTAGCAGGATTGAATCATGCTGTGAGTTTTCCATCTATTAGCATGAACAAATCAAACGGTAGTAGTTATTTGCAATATCGCTTTGGCTTAGCCATGGCGGGTGCTCATCCTAATCCTAACGATCACATGCCTGTGCCTATGAGCACTGGTGGAGCATTTAGTGGCGACCCATTAATTGCTCCGTTTAGCGATCAAGATTTAGAAATAGTTAAAGCCGCTGGCAAGCATATTGGTGCCGGTAAGATGACTAAGTTAGCTGACAGAAGTAATGAGTTGTCTGATACTAATAAAATTAGTCCTGTTGCTAAACAAAAGAAAAATAGATACGGTATATAATGCGAGCTAAAGAATTTTTATCTGAAAGAACAGGAAAACACCATACAGATCATGCATCTGTGCATAAAGGTATTAGTGCAGATAGAGATCCTGGTGGATATTATCCTAATTATCATCAGTTAAGAACAGGTATGGCATTAGCAATGGCCGATGGTGGAAAAGATAAATTAGATGTAGACCATGAAAGCTGGATGGGGCCTTTCTGGACTCAACATCCTTATACTGAAGTTGAACACAATATGTTCAAACAAGTACGTAAAGCTATACCTACTGAACATCATCAGAGAACACCTTGGGCAGATAGTAAAGAACCAGATGATACACATAAAACTAGCCCTATAGCAGCTCGCAAGAAGAACAAATACGGAATTTAACATGGACGAGAAATATCATCTAGCACTTAAAACAGCATTTGCCAGTGAATTTAGTTTTTATCTAAAAGCACACAACTTTCATTGGAATGTAGAAGGCCCGTTATTTGGTCAATTGCATGAACTATTCGAAAGAATCTATACAGAAGTATATGGCAGTATTGATACATTTGCGGAACACCTACGTGCGTTACAAATCTATACGCCAGCCAGCTATGGCAAATTCAGCATGCTTACCGCAGTGCCGGATGAAAATCGTGTACCAGAGTGGAAAGAAATGTTAGAAGAATTACTAGCAGATAGTGACCGTATGGCAGATATATTCCGTATTACATTTGATATGGCTGAAGCGAATGGCGATCACGGACTAAGTAATTTCTTAGCCGATCGTCAAGATGCACATAAAAAGCATAGCTGGATGTTAAGAGCGAGTTTAAAATAATGGATGAACTAGCACGTCTTAAGAAGTTAGCTGGAGTTAATGAATTTAAAGGTTTACAACCATACGAGCTAGACGGAATTAATATCAGTGTTACTGGTACAGAAAAAGCTAAGTTAATGCGTGAACACAATATACAACCTGGAACACCAGAATGGTTTCAATTATGGTTTAGCAAGCCTTATCTCACATCAGAGCCGCCAATCGGCAAAAAATAAACCATATTTAACTAGCGATACTAAATAAATGCATGGATACTTATTATGTCTACGCATATCTTAGAGAAGACGGAACTCCCTATTATATAGGTAAAGGAACTAAAGATCGAGCATGGACTAAAGGTAAAGGAGAGGTAGGAAAACCTACAGATTCTTCTTGCATTATTATTGTAGAGTCAAAACTGACCGCGGTAGGCGCATTAGCTATTGAGCGTCGATTAATAAGATGGTATGGTAGAATAGATCAAGGTACTGGAATTTTGAGAAATCAAACAAACGGCGGAGACGGAGGACCTGGATCTAAAACAGGAAGGCCCGGGCGTAAAGGAATACCCAGAGGACCACATTCAGAAGAAACTAAAGCTAAAATTAGATTAGCACGAGCTAGGCAAATTATACCTAAACGATCAGAAGAGCATAAAAAAGCAATATCAAAAGCACAAAAAGGTATTCCTAAAAAATTAGAATCAATAGAAAAACAGCGTCAAAAAATAGTAGGAAGAAAACCCATAGGACCGGAAAGGGAAAACTATCTAAAGGCAATGGAACAAGGAACTACTACCTGTGAATATTGCGGTAAAACAACAAATAAAGGCAACTACCTAAGATGGCACGGATTAAAATGCAAACTAAATATAGTATGACTGGTGAAAAACCTGTAGGAAAATAATTATGAAAATGAATGAATTAGTTGAAAGTTTAAGTGATGACTTTGCAAAATTTGCAAAAGATTTACAAAAAAATAATCCTAAGTTTAAAAACTTACGAATACACGGTGATCCTGAACATGACGAACTACGTCGTCAAGATGCAGAAGCTCGAGAAAAACGTCTTGCACAACCTGCGGTTGCTCCTAAAGAACTAAGCGCAGAAGAGCGTCATCGACTAGAACAAGAATTAGGACATTTAGAAGCTCAATTTGATCCCAACTATCAATACAGTGATGATCATAGTGTGTATAGTAAACATCACAGTCTAGCACAGCGTATTAGTAGTATTAAACATAGATTGAAGCAAGGTGTGGCGGAATCAGCTAGTGCAGGTGCTACAAGTGCAGCCAGTATCGGTACTGTAGATGCTCCACAACTAAGCCCAGGCAAAGCTCGTGGTAAGAAAAGCTACACTGGATCACCGGGTAAAAGTGGCACAAAAGCGCCACCACAGCCTAAAGTAGTACAGCCAAAAACCAAGATGGGAACCGCTGTAAATGCCTTAGATATGAAGGGTAAGAACATTTTTGGCCAAGCTGCAGAGTCAGCAGTAATCAAAAGACGCTAAATACATAAAGATAACGGAGTATACTCATGCCAGGATTAGACAACATGGAGCCAGGAATGGACCAACAAGAACCAGCACAAAATGATGTAATTGGTACACACGGTGAAGCAGATCGTGAAGGCGCAATGGCCAAAGCTGATTTGTTCAAATTAGCCAATTATTCACATAAATTGTACCAACAAATTAATGATGAAGATCAATTAGAAGCATGGGTACAAGCAAAGATTACTAAAGCCGCTGACTATATTGCCAGCGTTTATCACTATTTAGAATATGAAATGAAGTTCAGCGAGTACGGACATCATTTGGATAACAGCGATACCTTAAGCGAAAGTCAACGTCGTGTTCTTAAAGCTCGTTTAAACGAAGCTAAAGAAAAAATGAAAGAGTTGAAAAAGACTCAAGCTGAAAAAATGAAAGCTAAAGAAGCTAAGAAAGTAGAAGAGGGAATTTTAACTGGCGGCGAATGCGAGTGTACAGAATGTGGTGGTACTGGTAAAGTTTACAGAGAGCCTGCACAGGTTCCTGCGCATGTTAAAGCTAAAGCTGAAAAGTATAATACTCTAGTAAAAGCTACTAAAGCGGCTCACAAACGTATGGATGCTAATCATAATGGTATTCCAGATGATGAAGAGGCAATGGATGAAGATTTTGATTCTTTAAAGAAGACTGGTGATACAACTAAGACTTCTAAAGGTGCTACAGTTACAAAAACTGATACTGGTATCAAACATGAGCGTCCTTCTTCAAGCTATAGTGACGAAGACGGTGACGAAAAATCAGGCAAAGGCACTAAGAGCCATGCTAAGTCAATGTCGGCTTCAGAAAAGAAAGATCGTGCTCCAGCACAAAAGAAATCTAAAACAGGTACTTGGGGTATGGAAAACAGTGAAAAGTTTGACAACCGTAAGAAAGACGAATCAATTGCTGAAGCTAAACCAAGCGCAGGTCTAAGCAAAGAGAAAAAATCTGCTACAGTTAAAGCCGCTAAGAAAGGTGAAGACATTGGTAAGCCAGGTAAAGGTTTTAAATCTCTTGCTAAGAAAGCTGGCGGTGGCGAGAAAGGCGAGAAAATTGCTGCAGCTGCTATGTGGAAGAACATTAAAGAAACCCAATCATACATTGCCGAAAAAGCAAAAGTTAAACCAGACTATATTGATTTAGATAAAGACGGTGATAAAACTGAGCCAATGAAAAAAGCTGCTAAAGAAAAAGAAACTGTTAAAGAGTCTGCAGATTTAGCTCGCATGCGTCAATTAATGACACGTTTGAACGGTTAATACCATGGACATGAAGCGCATACTACAGGCGATGGATGGAGTTGCTACTAAACCTGTAGTAGGCGCCGATAGCATGGCTAAACTTTTATCCATTGTAGATAAAAACGCCAGTACACAAGTTCTTAACGAAGGCAATCCTCACAAAGTCACATTGCCAGTACAAATGGCAATGCAACACTATCAACAAAAAGAAGAAACGCCCAAAGCCCGTGTGGGTAAAACTACACTGGTAGGCAAATACTTTCACGAAGTTGAACAAGAATTTCAAGAACAACAAGCACAAAAACGTCAGTTGATCAATCAATATGCCAGCACAATTGCTGAACGTGTATTGATGAAAGAAAGTGTTGTTAATGAAAAAAGTACAAGTGAAAAACAAGCTCGTTTTATGGCGGCGGCCGCACACGATCCTGCATTTGCTGCACGTACAGGCATTAAACAAAGTGTAGCCAAAGAATTTAATAAAGCTGATACTGGTACTAAACAATTAAGCAATGCGATGAAGCATAAGCCTAAGAAAAAATCAGTTAAAGAAAATGAAATTTCAGATCATAGTATGGGTTTTAAACCTGGTCCTGGCGGACCGGGTCTACAGAGTAATGTAGCAGAAGCACCCATAGATTTTGATAAAGAAAATCCCACAGCCAGTACTATACATAGTCATCAAGGTGTAAACCCTGCCAGCATCGAAGCACGCATCATGCGAGCACGAGGTCAATTGAAAGATCTAGCTAGTAGAGCCGACAGTAACGAATTAATAGTATGGGAAAGTATTGCAAGAAATTTCCCAGAGCTAACTATGAACATCGAACAGATTCGTCATGGTATAGAAGAACTGGCCAAGATTAGAAAAGGTGGTGGACGTAGAGTACATAACATACCGGACAATATTGGCGAAGAAAATAGCATCAAAGAAGCCAATGCCAAAAAGCGTACACTGAAAAATTCAAACCCGTGCTGGACGGGTTACAAACCAGCAGGCACTAAGAAAAAAGGAGGCCGCACAGTACCTAACTGTGTTCCAAAGGAATAAACTATGAACATGCGTGATTTACTTAATAAACTAGATACAGTATCTGAAAGCAATATATCCGAATTTAGAGTCGATGCTGGAAGACCACACGATTTTTATCGTCATGATAATTACTACGGTAATCCTCGTATGTGGAGACCAGAGTGGCGCGAACCACGTATGTGGGGTATAAATCCTTTAACAGGATTGTTATTTACAGCTGCTGAAATTGCTGCACTAAGCAATCAAGGAGTGACGCCTATGATGATACAACAAATGCCGCCACAACAAGTAGCGCAAGTAGTACAAGCTGCTCCACCAGCAGGTGCTCCGCCTATGCCAAGTAGTGCACCAGTTACATCTGGGCCAGCCGTACCGGTAGGTCAACCTACTACAGGTGCAACTAAGTACTATAATCCAAACGGTGACGGTACATTCCAAGATCATCCTTATACACAAAGCGGAGGTACTGCTGGAGATCCTGTAGACACTACTAAAGATGATGCAGATAAAGCAGCTAAAATTTCACGTTTCAAAGAGCTGTTGGCAAAAGCAGGTGTTAGTGATAAACCTACTGGGTTAGACAGTGTTGACAAACCATTTAATCCAGATTATAGTTTAACTGGTGGTAAATCAACAGGCGGAATCGGCATAAAAGAAAGTTCTATTAATGGATTTGCAAGAGATCCGCTATTAGAAAAATTAAGATTGATCGAATCTGGACATAAATTCAACGAAGGTTTAACTCCAGAAGAAAGTAAAGAGTTAGATAAACTCTACGGTGATCTAAGTGTTACAGGAAAAAACGATCCTAAATTAGCACCATTATTTGCACAGTATAATAAAGTACCAAGTGCATCTGCTGCAGATCCTACAACACCAAACACAGCTGCAGATCCTGCAGATACTACCAAACCACAACAATGGGCACCAGGTGTACTACATGTAGGTAGCACAGGACCTGAAGTAATAGCATTACAAAAACAATTAGGAATTAATGCCGATGGTAAATTTGGTCCTGCAACTAAAGAAGCTGTTATGGCAATGCAAAAAAAGCTAGGAGTTACTGTAGACGGCGCATGGGGTCCAAAGTCAAAAGCAGCATTTGCGGCAAAAGGCGGAACAGCACCATCACCATCAGATACAACTAAAGGCGACGGTAAGTGGACTGGTAGTGCAAAAGACTGGGGTAGTGCAATTGGTGGCGGCTTAGGAACCGCAGCTGGGTTTGCAGGCGGAGGGCTTATTGGTACCGAGGTCGCAGGACCCGTAGGTACAATGGCTGGAGCTGCAACCGGTGCGGTTGCAGGACACGATATCGGTGCAGACCTTGGCGGTAAAGCTGGCGAATGGTTAGGCCAAGCTGGAGACAAGATTGGTAAATCTTGGGATGCTGCTAAAACTGCTTGGAACGGTAAACCCGATAATACAGCGGCTGCTCCTGCAAAAACAACTAAAGAAAGTATCGAAGTTGACTTTGCTAATCAGTTAATTGAAAGTTTCGGTTACCAACCTAAGTAAACAAATGGCAGACTAGTTCTGCCATTTTCACCTCTAAAATTTCATAGAGGTTGATTTTACAAGATAAGTAATATATAATAGGCATATACATTAGGAGATTTACATGGGCGGTCGTTCGTACGGTGCAGAAGAAAAGGCAAAATTAGAAAGATTAATTAGCGAAGGTTCTACAGTCTTACGTGAAGTAGAAGATTTGCAAGAAGGCTTGAAAGAAACTGTTAAAGCAGTTGCTGAAGAATTACAAATTAAACCCAGTGTTATTAACAAAGCTATTAAGATTGCTCACAAAGGCGATTGGCAAAATTATAACGCAGACTGGGAAGAAATTGAAGCTATTTTAGATATTACAAAACGTATCTAAATAAGTATATAACACAAGGTTAGCTGGCCATAAACAGCATGCAGGTATTTGCAAGCCTCAAATTGCATGGAGAGTATTATATGAATAAATTATCACCTGGTCCACATTGTGACCAAATTGTATACCTTGCGAATATCTTGTTCTCGCAACATAGTATTTTTATACAATTCGCCAAAAGTTTTGCCAGTCTTTATGTTAATCTGATTAGCAGGGTAAATCTCTGGATTGCCGTGCCAGAAAGAACCGTAACATTCGTACACTGTGTTTGTATTAGGATCAAATCCATCAACTACTACAGTGCGAGTATCTAATATGACTGTATGTTGCCTCAATGGAACTCTTAAAGAATCTAGCCAAGCTGTTTCAACTTTACTTATATTTCCTGGTTTAAGATTTTCTAATCTGGTTTCATACCAGCAAGCTGGACAGCCGCCTTTTCCAATTAAATGCGTTTCGGCCTTTTTAAGATGGAATAATCCGTGTAGATTGCAAGATATAGAAATAGAATGTTTCATTCCAGTATATTCTGTTATAAAAGAATACTTGTTGCCGTACCGGTTGACACTTTTTTCAACAAAATTTTTATGGGTATAAGCAAAATTATGAGAACATTTAGGACATCCTTGTTTTTGATTTATATGATCGCACGGTCGTTGTTCAAAAACTCCGTGAATAGAACACTTAATTTTAATTTTAGTATAAGAATTTTTATACTCAACTTCAGAATAATCATAGGCAAAATTATGAATTTTGCCAGCTTTTTCAATATAAGAACTAGTAGTGTAGCGTATTCCGGTGTTTGGTTTCATTTTATTCTCTGTACAAAGTATCAACATAAGTATTTATATAAAGGAGTGCTTTAATATGTCATACGTGGATGCCTGGTTTGATAGAGAGAATGATATCATTCGAGTTGTTGAACGTAATAAGAAAGGTGAGCGTGAGTTTCGTGACATTCCTGTCAAACACACGTTCTACGTAAAAGACCCACGCGGTAAATTTACATCAATCTACGGTGATCCACTCACACGTATCGTTTGTAAAAACACAAAAGAACTACGCAAAGAACAAGCCATTAACAGTGGTAAAGAACTTTACGAGTCCGATATTAATCCAATTTTTGTTACACTAAGTGAACATTATCTTAATCAAGATGCTCCGAAATTAAATGTAGCATTTTTCGATATTGAGGTAGACTTTGATCCAGAACGTGGCTATGCTAGTCCTGACAATGCATTTATGCCAATTACTGCGATTGCTGTCTACCTACAGTGGCTAGAGACTATGGTATGTTTGGCTATTCCACCAAAGAAACTCAAGATGGAAGAAGCCAAGGAAATGGTCAAAGACTTTCCTAATACATATCTGTTTGACAATGAAGCAGATTTGTTGGACATGTTCTTAGATTTGATTAAAGATGCAGATATTATCAGTGGTTGGAACAGCGAAGGTTTTGACGTACCTTACACTACAAATAGAGTAACTAAGGTATTATCAAAAGAAGATACAAGACGATTCTGTTTATTTGACCAACTACCTAAACGTAGAGAATATGAAAAGTACGGCCGCACTAGCACAACCTATGATTATATTGGCCGTGTACACTTAGACTATCTTGAACTGTATCGCAAATATACGTATGAAGAACGTCATAGTTATCGACTAGATGCTATTGCCGAATATGAATTGGGCAAGCGTAAAACACAATACGAAGGCACACTGGATCAGTTATACAACAATGATTTTAAAACGTTTGTCGAATACAACATCAACGACTGTAAGCTACTTGACGATTTAGATAAAAAGCTCAAGTTCATGGACCTTGCTAATACACTAGCACACGAATGTACTGTATTGTTGCAGACCACAATGGGTGCGGTAGCTGTAACAGAACAGGCTATTATTAACGAAGCACATCGTAGAGGTTTCCAAGTTCCTAATCGTACTAAGATGAGTGAACGAGAAGACACAGCAGCCGCAGGTGCTTATGTTGCGTATCCTAAAGAAGGTTTACAAGACTGGGTAGGCTCATTGGACATTAACAGTCTTTATCCTAGTGCAATTCGTGCACTAAACATGGGTCCGGAAACTATTATCGGGCAGTTGCGTCAAACAATGACCGAAGAATTCATTGAAGCACAAACGGCAAAAGGTAAATCGTTTGCAGCAGCTTGGGAAGGTGTTTTTGGATCATTAGAATATACAGCCGTGATGAATCAAGAGATTGGCACTGATATTACTATCGACTGGGAAAATGGTGATAGCGATGTACTAAGTGCCGCCGAAGTATATAGGCTTATTTTTGAAAGTAATCAGCCGTGGATGATTAGTGCAAATGGCACTATCTTTACATACGAAACAGAAGGTATTATTCCAGGGCTACTAAAGCGTTGGTATACTGAACGTAAAGAGATGCAGGCCAAACTTAAAGATACTATTAAAGCGGGGAATAAAGTTGAAGAAGAATACTGGGATAAAAGACAGCTTGTTAAGAAAATTAATCTTAACAGCTTGTATGGCGCCATCCTTAATAGTGGTTGTCGCTTTTTTGATAAGCGTATCGGGCAGTCGACTACACTGACAGGACGTCAAATTGTTCGACACATGGCTGGTAAAGTAAATGAAATTATAACTGGAGAGTATGACTATAGAGGCAAAGCTGTTATCTATGGCGATACAGACAGTTGTTATTTTAGTGCTTATAAGACATTGCAAAAAGAAATCGATTCTGGTAAATTGCCGTGGACTAAAGAAACTGTCATTTCCTTATATGATCAAATCGGTGAAGAAGTTAATACTACATTTCCGCAGTTCATGCTAGATACATTCCACTGTCCTAAAACACGTGGAGAAGTTATCAAAGCCGGTCGAGAAATTGTTGGATCTAAAAGTTTATTCATTACTAAAAAACGTTATGCTGTCTTATACTATGATAAAGAAGGCAAGCGAACCGACGTAGACGGCAAAGCAGGCAAGATTAAGGCCATGGGACTAGACCTTAAACGTAGTGATACTCCAGAATTCATTCAAGACTTTTTAAGCGAAGTTCTTGAAATGGTGCTAATGGGTAAGCCTGAACAGGAAGTATTGGATCATATTAGTGAATTCCGTATTAAGTTCAAAGGTCGCCCGGGTTGGGAGAAAGGCAGTCCTAAACGTGCCAATAAAATTACCGAATATCAAGAAAAAGAACGTAAGGCAGGTAAAGCAAATATGCCTGGACACGTTCGAGCAAGTATTAATTGGAATACGCTAAAACGTATGTTTAATGACAAGTATTCCATGGCTATTACAGATGGTGCTAAAGTTATTGTCTGTAAACTTAAACCTAATCCGTTAGGTTTTACATCAGTCGCATATCCAGTAGACGAACTGAGATTACCACAGTGGTTCAAAGATTTACCATTTGATCATGCTGAGATGGAACAGACCATCATTGACAATAAGTTAGATAACTTAATCGGAGTACTGAACTGGGACGTTACTAGTACAGAAGAAAAAAATACATTTAATAGTTTATTCGAGTTTTAATATGAAAGTTATAATTGCAGGTTATGGATTTGTTGGAAAAGCTGTTGCCAACAGTATAGATAAAAAAAATACAGTATACATTGTAGACCCTAAAATAAGTCCGCAAACAGTAAAAGATTATTCTGATGCCGATGGCGTCATTATCTGTGTCGGTACTCCTATGACATCGTCAGGAGATTGCGATGTTAGTCAAATATATCAAGTAATGGATACTGTTCCTACAACTATGCCTGTATTGATAAAATGTACAGTAAGACCTGATTACCTAAATAGATTGCTAGTAAACTATCCTAATCATAGCATTGCCTATAGCCCAGAGTTTTTACGTGCTGTAAGTGCCAATGAAGACTTTGCCAATCAGGAATACATGATTTTAGGCGGAAGCAATCCTGGAAATATTTGGAGAGAATTATTCATCGGTTCTCTTAAAAACCTAAATAAGATTGAACATTGCACATTGACCGAAGCAAGTATGGTCAAATATGCTACCAATTGTTTTTTAAGTGTCAAAGTAGCGTTCTTCAATCAGTTATATGACATGTGCCAAATGAACGGTGCTGACTATAACAAAGTTGTTGAACTATTAAATCTGGACGAACGTATTGGCATGAGCCATATGCAAGTCCCTGGTCCCGATGGAAGTCGTGGATTCGGTGGTGCATGTTTTCCTAAAGATACTAGTGCATTTATACACTATGCAGATAGTTTGCAAATGTCGCATACATTGGTAGAATCAGCAGTAAAATATAACAAAAAGGTAAGGAAAAATCCTTGACATTGTCAAAAAAACCAAGTAAAATTAAAAACAGGAGAATCATATGAAAGACTTTTTACAAGACCTAGTAGCACATACACATAGCTTGGGATTTTTACCTTTGGTAAAAGTTTCAGCTAGCGAAAAAGAAATCGCAATTGAATCATTAGCAGAGGATCGTAGTGTAATCCTTAATGCTAAATCAAAAGAAACAGTAGAAGATTTTGAAGGCGTATTTGGTATGCCTAATCTTAATAAATTGGACATTATTTTAAAGTGTCCCGAATATAAAGAAAATTTTACTATTAACGTAGTTAGACAAGAACGCAATGGAGAAGAAGTTCCAACAGGCTTACATTTCCAAAATGGCGCTGGCGATTTTGAAAACGATTATCGTTTTATGAATCAAGATATCATTAATGAAAAAATGAAATCAGTTAAGTTTAAAGGTGCAAACTGGGATATCGAGTTTGAGCCAACTATGGCCAGTATTCAACGTTTTAAATTCCAAAGTGCAGTACACAGCGAAGAACAAACTTTCCAAGTTACTACTAAAGATGGTAACTTAGTGTTTAGTTTTGGTGATGCAAGCACTCACGCTGGTAATTTTGTATTCCAAAGCGGAGTTAGTGGCAAATTAAAACAGTCTTGGTCATGGCCTGTTACACAAGTTCAAAGTATTTTGAACTTAACCGGTGACAAAACAATGCGTATTGCAGATGCAGGAGCATTACAAATTACTGTAGACAGTGGCATTACAGAATACGAATACATTCTACCAGCTCAATCTAAATAATGAACAAAAATCTGACAGCTACACAGAACGATTATGCGTACTTCCTGCCGGCAACGTCAGGTTTTTATAGTACGTATATAGGCAAACAGCGCCACAGCAACTATGTAGATCCAGCACGTATTCCTTCTAGCTTTGGGCCTAAAGGGATCGAAGCTATGAATTACCTAGATCCTAACGCAGCATTCTATTTCGATCATTGCTTATACTCAGCTGGACATGCCAACTTAGATCTTACTAAATTTGATCCTAGTGAAGACATGTTTCGTAATAGAGACCGTTCAACTAGTTGGGTGTTAGGCGATTCAGGCGGATTCCAGATTGGTAAAGGTGTATGGGCAGGTGAATGGAGAGATCCTAATGGTCCAGAAGTTGCAGCTAAATGGGCAGAGGTTCGTGCTAAGGGTGTTGAATTAGTTCAGCAATTTCATCCGACTGGACATCCTAAGACTGATAAGAATGGCAATCCTAAGTATACCAAGATTGATCACGTTAAAAACTATCAAGCACTATTAGATGCGGCACAGAAAAAACGTGAACAAGTATTAGCATGGATGGATGCACTGATGGATTACGGTATGGTACTTGATATTCCTGCATGGGTTGAACGTAGCCCGGTTGGTAAAGCAGCTACAGGTATTGCAAGTTATGATCAAGCTGTAGAAGCAACCAAGTATAACAATGAATATTTCATTAAGCATCGTACTGGTGCTTGTAAGTTCTTAAATGTGTTGCAAGGTGAAAATCACAAGCAGGCCGAGGACTGGTATCAAAAAATGAAAGATTTTTGTGATCCTAAGATCTATGGCGACATGGCTTTCAATGGCTGGGCTATGGGTGGACAGAATATGTGTGATGTTGAATTAACATTGCGTAGATTAGTTGCATTAAAGTTTGATGGACTTCTTGAAAAAGGTCATCAAGACTGGATGCACTTCTTGGGCACCTCTAAATTAGAATGGGCATTATTATTAACTGACATACAACGTGCAATAAGGAAATACCACAATGAAAACTTTACCATATCTTTTGATTGCGCCTCACCGTTTCTGGCAACAGCAAACGGACAAATCTATGTCCAAACAGAAATCAAAGACAGAGAAAAATGGCTCTACCGCATGTTGCCAAGTCTTGACAACAAAAAATACGCCAAAGATACTAGGTTATTCCAAGACGTAGTAGTACAAGACAAACATTTCGAGTCTTTTACTACTAGTCCGCTAATGGATGGTGTTAAGGTTAATGAAATCTGTATCTATGGGCCTGGAGATCTAAATAAAGTAGGTAAGGAAGGTAAAACTAGCTGGGATAGTTTCACCTATGCTATCATGATGGGCCATAATGTTTGGTTGCATTTGAATAGTGTACAAGAAGCCAATCGTCAATATGATGCCGGACTGTGCCCTGCAATGCTTGTTGATGAAAAATTTGAAAGAATTTACTTCCGCGATATCGTCGATGCTATTTTTAGTGCGCCTGACAGAGATACAGCTATTGCTATTATTGATAGTTTTGATAAATTTTGGCAAGCTATACCTGGAACTCGTGGGTATACTGGTAAACGCACAGTCAATGCTAGTACTAAGTTCTCCGAATTATTTGAAGAAATAGACGGAGATAGTGTACAATCAGAAGATGAAGTGGATTTTGACGAATCTGCAATAGATAAACTAGACGCATTAGAGGCCAGTGTACATGACATTACCTGACGAAAGATTTAGAAGTATACAACGAACTGAGGAGTTTTTACAGGATCTAATGAATCCTCAAAAGACTCCACGTATTCCAAAAAAAATACGTGAGGACGCTCGTCGGTGCTTACGCCATTATCCTAGTTATCATAATTTAAAAGAATTAGAACGTGCGGCTCCACATGTTGTACAAGAACGTATGGAAGATGTTAGTCGCATGATCAAGTATTGGGAAGAAGGAAAGAAGTTCACAAATGAAAACTAGTCTTATTGTCGGAATGGGTATAGGTAATTTATATGCTAAAGTATTAAAGAACCTTGGACATGGAGTTGTTACAGTAGATAGCGATCCCGGTAAAGGCGCAGATTTCCTAACTGTAGAAGATGCTATTGCTAAATGCTATATGTTTGACACAGCCCATATTTGTACTCCCAATTTTACTCATTTTGAACTTGCGGCTAAACTGGCACCTTGTACAAAAATGATTTTTATCGAAAAACCAGGTGTTGCTACTAGTCTTACATGGGCTAAACTAATAGGCACATTTCCGCAAACACGATTTATGATGGTTAAAAATAATATGTGGCGGAGTAATATTGTCGATTTACAAAAATTAGCAAATAAAGCTAAGATTGTGAACATACGATGGATTAGAAAAAATTGTATTCCTAGCCCAGGTAGTTGGTTCACTACACGCAAACTGGCATTCGGTGGAGTTAGTAGAGATTTAATGCCCCACTTGCTAAGTTTATATATTGCATTAAACCCATCTTGGCGTAAAGAATCAGTAAATGGTAAATCTTCGCAGATGAAATGGCGGTTAGAAGACATTACTAGTACCGATTATGGTACAATTAATCCTAATGGAACATACGATATCGACGATGTATGCCATATAGACTTCGGTAATAAATGGGGGTGTTATGCCGACTGGCGTAATATGGATACTGAAGATAGTTCTATTGAGTTTATTATGCAAGATAATAGTGTAGAACGATTTGAATTAGGTTGGTGTCCTGCAGATGCGTACGAATCTATGATTCAAGATGCTATTAATAATGAAGATAATTATGAATTCTGGCTACGACAATATGATATTGATCTCTGGATACATGAAAGAATAGAAGAATTATGAAAGTAAAGTGTTTACAAACAACTGGTCAAGGCTGGTTTGAAGAAGTAGAGTTCGATAAACCCAATCCTGGACAATTCGAAATCGAAGTTCGAGCATTAATGACTGGTGTATGTCGTAGCGATATCGATATGATGATGGGAGAATTTGGACCATTGCCATTAAACATGCAAGGGCATGAAGGAGTAGGTGTAGTAACTAAAGTAGGTATGGGTATTGCTAATACACAAATAGGCGATATTGTAGCAACACGAGGCGAACCTGCGTATGCCGATTATTACAATGTACGTATAGAAGAATTTGTAAAAGTACCCGAGGCTGATCCAAAATATATTTTAGAACCAGTGGCATGTGGTCTTAACCTTATTAATCAGGCTAAAGATCAATTATTAGACAGACAGGGTCGCAGTGAAAACACACGTATGTTAATTATCGGTAGTGGTTTCCTTGCTTGGGTCGCCTATCATGCTATGCGTCTTAATGGATATATCTTTCACGTCGATGTTTTAGGACATAGCAATAAAGATCTATGGGGTACCAGACTGTTATCTAGCACCATTGAAAATTATGATGTTGTAGTAGATCTTAGCGGAAATTATGAACTAGGTATAGATATTAACCTAAATAACAATGCACTGATTATCGACGGAGTGGGTAAAGCAGTGAGTAAACAAGAAGCACAATCACAACTTTGGAAAGCTGTTACTACTATCAAACCAAGTCCACGCAATCCTTATTTCATCGAATGTATGAGAATGGCAAAATTCTTTATTGAAAATGGCTACATAGAAGTTGATTCTTTCTGGACAAAGTGTTACAATCGTACTACAGAGTGGGAACAAGCGTTTGCGGATGGCGTTAATCGTCCGAAGGGTTACAGCAGAGGTTATATTAAATGGGACTAAACACTGAAGAACGACAAAATGTTGTTTACTTTACAGGATATGAAGTTGAGCATACTATTTGTCATGGCATGAAGACATTGTTTGTAGTAGGAACTCCTCCATTAAAAGAAATCTTACAACAGGCAAATCGAGATGTCGAAATTAAACATATCTATTTCGGAACTAGTCAAAGTTTTAATCCTAAAGGAATAACATTCCAAGAATATCGTGCGTGGGACGAAGTCATTCTAGGCTGCCTCAAAGAGGATTATTGGGTGACTCTAGACTTCGATGTCAAGCATGCAGAAGGAGTACTTGAATCAGGATATTCCGAATACCCTAGATTTGTTCCTATGATTAGTGTAAAATTACCTTATATTAATCAATTCAACTATAACGCTACACTTAAACTAGATGATCGCACTTGGGGTAAGACTAATCCCGGAGTATGGACTCATCAACTGCACGATCTAATGAGTAAAGACAAATACACTTATTGGGATCAATATACACAAGATACACCAACATGATTATTAAACAAGACATTCGCCCAAACAAAATGATCTGGGTTACCTTTTAATATGATTTGGGTTAGTTTTAATAAATAAACATAAGGAGACATCATAATGTTTTATGTTTATGGATTATATAACCCTATTACAGAACAACTTTTTTATATCGGAAAAGGTACAAGGGCAAACAATCGTCACAACGATCATTTAACCGAAAGTCGTGGAAAAGAAAATCGACTACGATGGAAACAAGTATGCGATATACGAAAACAAGGACTTGAACCGGGTATTCAAATTTTGATAGACGATATAGATGACGAAACAATTGCATACAATAAAGAGACTGAACTAATCAAATACTACGGAAAACTTATTGATAATACCGGAATACTTACAAATATTTTAGATGATGCTAGGCCGCCTTCGTGGAAGGGCAGAGTTAAAACCGAAGAGCACAGAAAAAATCTTTCAAAGTCGCATATGGGGAAAACGCTGTCAGAAGAAACAAAGCGGCGAATTATTGAAACTAAGACTAAAAATGATTCATTCAAATCGGGTATG